CGACATAGGCTTTCACGTCCACGCGCACCGCGTTCATGAGCACGTCCGCCGTTTCCATCAGTTCGAATGAGAAACGAAGCGGCCCCTGCACGATCCGATCCATGCGATGCAGGCCGGTGGCGTATATAGGGACCGCCTTACCAGCGGGCAGGGATGTAATGCCGCGCGCAGTTTCGACGCGGTTTGTCTTAGGCACCTCCATGGGAAGAACGGAGGTTCTGTTCATTGAAGCCATTTCAGGTTCCTTTCTTGAACCGTTTGAGAAACTTGCGTAGTTTCGCCCGACGCCGCGCACACGCGCCGCAGGGCTTTTTGAGGGAACGAGCCATGAAATTGCTCTTTCAAGTTTGGATGTGGGGCGTTGCAGTATTTTTCCTGATCATCCTAGTAATGGGCTTGATCGGCCCTATTGGTAACTAGGTCCGCCGTACAACGCTGGCGGGATATACATCTTCCGATCATATGGATCAGGCGGCGCGCGATACGGTCTCTTGCGCGCCTCATCGGTTTGACGCTTCAAATACTGTTGGCCCCGATATAGCCAATTCGCCACGTCACCACCGAACGTGAGAACGCCGCCGATCCAGTCCCCCGGCTCGCCGTAACGTTGCTCATACGTCGCAGCATCCGGCAGACCGGGATTGACCGGCCAACCACTTGAAGTAGGCCACGGATTAGTCACCGTAGGCGTCTCGACCGTCGGCATTTGTGGCAGTCCCGCAGAAGCGGGCAGGCCCCTTTGAAGCGGCGAAGCACGAACGACCGTCCTTGCGCCGGTTGAAACCGGCACACCGCCGAGAGACGCCCGCTTGCGGGCGGCAGTATCCGCCTGAATGTTTTTCAGCGTCTCTTGCTTGATCTGATATTCAAGCTTGGCGGTTGCATCGCGCATCGGATCGATGGACGCGATCGCGTTGCCGAAACTCGACAGAGCATCGGCCATGAACCCGCCAGAGGCGAGGGAAGGGTGGTGCGTCGTGGTGAACCCCGCTCCGCCACCGGCACGAAGCGCCGTCAGCGGATTGAAGCCCGCCGCTTCCGCGTTCTGGCGCAGCTTCACATAGTCCACTTCGGACGTCGTGGTCTGCTTTTTCGAACCGCCGATGAGCGACCCGACCAGCCCAAGCGCTGGACCGATTAGCGCCTGAATGAACTAGGCGACCTCCTTTGTCATGCGGTCGTAGATTTCGGCATAAAGCCGCTTTTCGTCATGCTCCCGATAGACCGACGAAGTCAGCGTATCGAGAACGAGAAAGGCGATCGCCATCGCGCCGTTCATCAGTTGCGCCGCCAAGTCGCTATCGACACCGCGCGCGATCAAGTAGGCGGCAATCATGGTTCCGACCCGTTCTAGGATCGGACGCGAAAGCCGCAGGAGAATTGATTTCATAAACAAACCTTTCGTTTTGAAGTCAAAACGAAACGCCGTCGAACGTCATTCGCACCCTATGCGAAACGATAGTCGCATAAGATAGATTATGCACGAAAAACGAAAGACTTAGCAGCTTCGCTTATATTCGTTTCTATACTTACAGTCCAACCCAAATCTGATTTGTCACGGACTTGTCAAGCACATAGTTAAAATTTTACACAAAGGACTGGGGCTCCGCCCCTAGCGCGGTGTAAATAGGGACCGTGGCTCGCCTTCGGCTGCGCCCGCACCACTCCCTATTGACACCTTGCCCCCCGGACCTCGCCGGTCAGGCAGGGTTGCAGGGGGGAAATCCCTGCAACCTGCCACCAATTGCCCTTTTCCTTTTAGCCGCACCACGGGATGAACCGTTTAACCGCTGATCCGCCCCCTACGGTGTGGCGGTCTTTTTTGTGGGGGTCCGGCCTCTTTTTGCACGTCATTAGATGGTCGCGCGATTTTTTATGATCGACTGTTTTCACAGGCTCCCGTGATATGTTGAGTGCTTTGGCGTCAAGCGCCGAGATATTGAGCCGAGACACCCTAGGTTTTTGCGGTTTAGGAGCGGCGAGGAAGCCAGCCGCTACGCGCCTGTCATGCTCCAAACGGGCAACAGCCATCTTAGCCGCTATATCGGTCAGAGACCGCCGAACGGCACGTCCGGTTGCGGCGATGGACTTTTGAGGGGAGGGGAGCGCATTGCGTCCCGCTGGTATTGAGGATAACGCAGCGGCCCGATTGACACCGTGGCTTCTAGCCACAGTTCGTATTCCAGCTCCCGCGCCGCCGTTGCGGCTTTTTCCATTGCTTCCGCTTTTCTTTCCCATTGGTACTGCCCTTCGTCCGTTTTGCGCTTTTCCCAAGCGCCGGGGTCTATGAATTCGTCAATCAACTTCGATGGTGGCCAATGTTGGCCAGGGCGATGTCGCGCCCATTGATCCACGAAAGATTGACAGTAGAGTTTTGCCGCAGCCGATCCCGGACGCAGCATGAACTTAACCCGTTCCCCATTCGGGCGATTGACGCCGGGGAATTCGTATTTCAGGTCAGGAGGCGAAAAACCGGCCTCCACATGCAAGGCCGCACGATGGTGCAGCCAGTCAGCGCCGAGAAGCGGCACTTTCGACATACGGCATATGGCCTGTTTTTCTTCACCGCCTATGTCTTTATTGAGGTACTTGCACACGTACCGGACAGCGGCGGCAGTATCTTCAGGCGCGACGCCGAGCTTTTCCCATGTGGAAAAGCCTTGCGGCCAGTGCTCCTGAATATGGCGCACTTGATTGTCACGCGTGGAAGGCTGATGCGGAGGCACCGGACCGTCGGGGACGTTCAACGTTTTGCCGCGCTTAAGCTTAGCCCGCACCAGTTCGTTGTGCTCGATCCGCTTTGCGATCTCCGCTGAATTATCCTTCCAGAAGATTAGGACATGCCAATGCGCACGGCCTTTAGCCGATCCGTATTCCCCGACGCAGAAATAGCGCGGGATATAACCGGACGCGCGAAAGCGCTTCATAAGCTTTTGGATGTCCGAGTATGTTAGCAGCCGCGCCCGGATATGGTCTTCCGCCCCGTTTTCGTCCCGACCATAGGTCAGAGACAGAAAATACGGAGCGACTGCAAATATACTTTCCGCAATGCAACGGCCCGTCCAGTCATCAACTGCCCGGCCCACGCATTGCGAGCAATAACGACAGCCAATTATCGTTCCGTCATCGAGCATAGTGGGGCACTTGCACATCGCTGAATAATTGCCTGTCAGTAATTGCACATGGGGACAAGAAGATGAGTGAGGGCGCGGAAAATTTATTGCTAAATTTTCCGCGCCTCAACTAGCGCGCTATTCTAGCGCGCCAGTCGGCTTCGCGAGGATGCTTTTCCGCATCCCAAGGCAGCGCTTTACCGCGCCGCCAGTCGCCCAACTCCCAATGAGCCGGGTCCCAACCTATCTGCGCATCGGGATATCTCTTCCAATCACCGCCCCAATCGAGCAGTAGCCCCATTGCATCCGCCAGTTCGTTGCCGACATGGCCGACAATTTGCCACTGCCTAGGGGACAAGTCCCACAGGTGGCGTGAGTGGATGATATCCACCGCACAACCGAAGTTGTGAGGACTTTCACCCCACGGGGCTTTGCTATGGCCGAGCCTGTAAGCCCTCTCTTGCGCCTCACGATCCCGCCAGACGCAATGCGGGTACATCGGGACACCGAGCGCCGCCATACGTCTAACAAGCAGTCGCGAGAAATCGACTATCGCCGGATGAGCGCCCTTAATATCGGCCCGCATTTGCTGATCGACGAATTTACTCGACTTCAGATAAAGCTTGTCGACCATCCCCGCCAACGCTTGACTGTAGCCCGTATCGGGCACAGGACGCGGCGGGGGAGGGGGGAAGACCCGTTTGGCCAGATTGGGGTCGGGGAGGGCGGCTTGCCTTTCGGCAACCCGCCTTACGGCCTCTCTGATCTTATCGGCCATGCTCACGGGTTTTCGCCTTTAGGCGTTCCGTCTGCCCCTTGGGCGCCGTCTTTGCCATCCGCGCCGCTTCCCACTCCCGCTCCCGGAACCGCACCCGCGCCTTGCGCACCACCGGAGCCGGAGGCTCCAGGTTCCTGATGTTGCGCAGCCGAGCCGCCATGTATTCCAGACTGTCCTGCATTCATCGCTCCTATTTCGGCCCGAATTGCTGCAAGCTCTTCCGCATGGGCCTTGTCGCGGCGAAGCTGGTTCTGAGAGGCTTGGAACATGACATATTCCAAAGCCTCATTACGCGGCTGGCGCTCATAGATGGTCGAGAAGGTTTCGCCGTCGCCTTCGGTCCAATATTCCTCAGCTTCCGACGTCCAATACTGTATTTCGACCCCTTCGGCCCTGTTTGGCATCAGGTCGAAATCGCCGTTGCACACGAAGTCGAGCGTTTCCAGACCGGCTGGTAAAGCAGCCAGAAATCGTTCACCTTCCGCAGATTGGATATACCAATTGCAAGCCGCTTCGCTGTTTACATACAGCACCACACGGCGCGGCTTTTTGGCGTCATAGTCCGGTGCGACAAACGACAGCGACTTGCCTTCAAGAACGCGCCAATCGGCGATATTGCCAAGTTTGATGGTCATGTTTGTTTCCTTGTTGAAAGGCCCGCTAGCGACCCAAGGCCGCTAGCAGGGCAGGGGACTAGGAGGAGTGCGGATAGAGATATCCGTGTTCAGGCAACGGAACCCCGAACACGACACCGGCACTCTCTCGATAGAACATCTCAATTGACGCCTCCGCGCCCGCCCTATCCTTATGAATAGGACGCCACGGATCATCTTTCGGCCCGAACTCGATCGGCCCTTGCGCGGTCGATAACGACCAAGGATAGACGATCCGCCTCATGGCTTGGCCCTCGTCTGATCGACTTCCGCAAGCACCTTGGCGTAATCGTCGGAGGCTTCAATGAGACCCGCGCCGAATTGCGTATTACCGTTGATAAGCAAGTCGCCCTGAATAACGACTTCGGCAACATCCGACACAGTGTCCGCAAACGGCTTTGTGTGGATTGTAGTCGCGAGGTAGAACTCCGGCCCAAGTGTCGGGTTGAGCGCTTCCGACGCCCAGAAGCGCTGCCGGTCTTCATCAGTCGGCGCATTCGCTACCGGACGGAAGAACTTACCGCCAATATGCGGAATAAGATTGTTCCACCGCGCATTCATGGGCTCATAGCCGAAGCGCGTTGTCGGCGAAGTATGATCGAGATCAATCCGGTCATTCGTGACGATATCGACCTTGTCGGGGTCCATGAAGTCACGAACGAAATCAGGCCGGTTCGCCTTGTTGTTATCCAGATGGAGCCACGGGTTTTTCTGGCGCTCGAACAGTTGTTCAGGCGTGATCTCCGCGATGATCATAAGGACACCACCCGTGTTCAGCACCGGACAGCGAATGTTCATGTCAACAAAGGTTGCGCCGTTGGCGACATGCTCAGTCAGATTGGCCGCATCGGTCGCGTAGCGCTTGGAGAAGCCGAACACCGTGGAGCCTTCACCAACGAGGATCGGCTCCTTCAAATACTGATCGGGCAATTCAATGCCGTCCATCAGCATATTGACGAGAAACTCGTCGGTGTAACCGGCATAGCGCTCACGAATTCTTGCGAATGCCTGCGTCTTCTTGGCAAGCTCAATATTCGCCAACGAAATCTGAATTCCGTTGGACTGCAATTCAGCGAACACATCAGGGAAACCTGCGTTAAGCGGGTCTTCCTTCAACGTGATACCGGCATCGGTGGTCAAAGCGCCTGTCCAGCGCTGGCCCGCCGTTGCCGTGGTGACTTCCGTTGTGCCGCCAACTTTATTAATAGTAGCGCCAGCCGCATGCCAGGCTTGTGTGGACGTTTTGCCGATACCGCGCACCGGCATCTTGCCATTGGCGACCGTCAAATTGACCAAGCCATCAACCTTGGCGCTGTCATAGTCCGGCACAATGTGCTGGAACATTTCATGGTTCCAGAAGGCCGGAGCCATGTTCTTCTGCAAGCGGTTACGCGCCGCCGACGCATAGAGCGCCTTGGAGCGGTTGCGGAGGCGGAAGTTGAAAATTTCGTTGTACGCTTCCGTGAACATCGTATTCACGTTCGAGCCGACCTTGTGATGCATGCCGAGATACACAAGGATATCGTTCGACTTGTAAGCGCCCGCAGCTTCCGTTTCATAGAACGGCACAACCGACTGCGCAGGGTAGGGAGCCTGTCCTTCCCACGAGCGATTCAGCACATCCAGCGAACCATTAAAGCGCTCGAATGCGAGCATCGGCACGACATAGGCTTTCACGTCCACGCGCACCGCGTTCATGAGCACGTCCGCCGTTTCCATCAGTTCGAATGAGAAACGAAGCGGCCCCTGCACGATCCGAT